AGTATAACATGGGTATCGAGAAAATCGGAACTCTTAGTGGACGTTATTTAGTATATCGTGACCCTTATTCACCAGCTAACACAGTGCTTATTGGACACAAAGGAACAAGTATCCTTGAGACCGGTTATATATACGCACCATACGTGCCAATGCAACTTACCCCAGTAATGTACAATCCGTTCGATTTCACTCCGATTCGTGGTATCATGACTCGTTATGCTAAGAAAATGGTATTGAACAGATACTATGGTAGAATTTATTGTGATGGTCTTCAGACTTTCGGTATTGGTGACTTACAGTAATAGTACTAATAATAAATAATAAAAAAGGTTGGTATATCCAACCTTTTTTTTATCTTTGTAACTGCATAGTGAATTAATAACCATAAAATTAATAATATGAAAAAAATAATTGTTAATAATAATATTATACTTTTTTTAACTATATCAGATTTTACCATTATAACAAAAAATGAATTACTTAAAATAAAAAACAATTACGAGAAAATTTATAATAAATGTATTATATATAATTATTATGATTTAGTTAATAATAAAGAAGCTATTAGAGACAATATTAATAAACAGAAATTTAATAATCAAAGTAATGTTCATGCTAGAAAATGTCAAATTAAATTAATTGATAATAATATTAAAAATGATTTTTTAAATAAATATCATATTCAGGGCACTGATAAATCACAGATATTTTATGGTGCATATTATGATAATATTTTAGTTTCAATAATAACATTTAATACTTCAAGTAAATTTATTGGTGGACTTGGTGATAATGATTATGAATTATCAAGATTTGCAATAAAAAGTAATTTAATTATTAGTGGTATTTTTAATAAATTACTCAAACAATTTATAATTGATTATAAACCAAGTAAAATCATTTCGTTTGCCGATTTAAATACTTCTAATATGAATAATAATATTTATTTAAAATCTGGTTTCATTTTAAATAAAGTGATTAGACCTGACTTTAAATATTATTCAAAAATTGATGATAAGATTTATCATAAATTTACATTTGGGACTAAATATGATAATAATAAGTTAATTGATAATACATTTAAAACAGAAAGAAAAAAACAATTAATTAAGGTATGGAATTGTGGTAAATTAAAATATGAACTTTTTATTAACAAAAAAAATCAACCAATATTCGGTTTCATATATATGATTCATAATAAGTTAAATAACAAAAAATATATTGGGCAAACAACTAGAAATATTCAAAAAAGAATATACGAATATAAATCAGCATTTAATTTAAAAAATCATAATAATCCATATTTATTTTCAGCATTTAATAAATATGGATGGGATAATTTTGAATTTAAAATCATTGACACTGCAATATCAATTGACGAATTAAACGAAAAAGAAATTAAATACATTATTAAATATGATACAATTAATAAGAATTTAGGTTATAACATTGAAGCAGGTGGTAATAATGCGATACCAAGTAAAGAGACTCGTCAAAAGATGTCAAATGCTCATTCAGGTATTAAACAAACACAACACTGGATAAATAAAAGAATCGCTAATGCAGGAACACCTGATGCAAAAAAATATGGTAAAAGAAAGACCGTGGAAGAAAAAGAAATTTTAAGTCAAAAATCACCCAAATTTTGGTTGGGTAAAAACAGAAGTGAAGAAACTAAAGAAAAAATTAGTAAAACAAAAATCGAAAATGGTTTATCAATAAAACAAAAAGAAACTATATGTAGAACAGTTTATTGTGTTGATGTAAAAAGTAATGTGGTTGTTGAAGAATATGAATCAACCTCACAAGCATCAGAAAATAAAAAGGTGAATCAATCAACCATTTCAAGATGGTGTAGTACTAATAAAATTAAAAATGGTATAATGTGGAAATATTAAAATAATTTTAATGTTTTGAAATTTGACCTTTTTTTATTCCTCGAAAGCCACCCATTTAAGAACACTAAATCCTTTATTAAGATTTTCATATTCTCCAAGTCTTTTTCTCATAGCTACAACAACGTTTTCCATCATTTTTTGGAGTTCTTCTAACGTGATTTTCATGTCATGTCTATCTACACTAAAAACAGTATATTTATTATTTTTCACCTTACATTCACCATATACCACAATTTCTTCGGTTAATGGTTCAAAAACAAACCTAATTAATTGTTTTGGCTCTTTTTCCGAGTCAAAAACAATTTCATCTGTTTTAGTAGATTCTATTTTAACTATCCATTCCATAATTATATTTATTTAAGATTTATTATAATATTCCCATTTAAAACCACGATATTCATGGGTTTTACTTTTTTCACAAACATATTTAATTGCAGTATCACTTGAATTAATAGACCTTGCAGCTTCTTTAATGGATTTATGTAATTTAATTATTTTATTAGTATCGATGTTTATCTGTTCAACTAAAATAGCTTTTCTGGTGTTTGAGGGATTTTTTCTTGCCAAATCTAATTTAGTTTCATATTCTTCTCCACTATGATTTTCATATAACCAAACATGTTCGTTAGATGAATGTTTTCTACCATTCAAACAACCACTAATTGCGCTGATAGAAACATTGTTATCTATACTCGCCAATTTTATCGACATAAATTCATCAACTAACCCACCAGTTTCAATGCAATATTTTAAAATTAATTTTCTGTTATGTGCGGTTTTTCCATAATTATAATGTTTCTCACCACGACAAGAGTCACCAATTTTTTTTCTATGTTCTTTAGAGAATGGTTTTTTATTAATAAATTTAATACCACTACCACCCAATGTAACGTTTGTTAAATTTTTATAATGTGAAATCCAATATTTTTCTCGTTTATTTAATTCTTCAAAACTAACAATTTCCACAACCTCAATTAATGGAATTAAATTAGATTCCATTAATTCGGTTATCCACACATAAACCGCATGATTTTTTGTATTATTATATTTAGTGTTTCTTATATGTTCTTTGAATCGTTTATTTAGTTTGAATTTAGTTTGTCCAATATATTTTATCTTATTATCACGAGGGTCTTTAAGTGAATATATAATTCCATTCATAATATTATTTTAACATAAATACTAACAGAATATTATTTTTGCTCATGTATAGTCTAACTAATTTCATCTGACCAATTATTGTCGTAAATTAACTCTAAACGAGCACGAGTGATAGCAACATACTGTAAGTTCTTTTCTTGTATTGCTTGCCATGCCTTTGGTGTTTGCATTGGTAAGAGGTCTGGTCTGATTATAAACACTCTATCGGCTTCCAAACCTTTTATTTTATGTACGGTACTCAATACTATCCCTTGAATTTCATCGGTAAAAATTGATTTTATTTTATATTTTAAATCCATTACACTATCAGCGAGTCTAGCTAAGAATAGTAATGTTCTTACTTTATCATCAAGTGCAGAATAACCACTGTGATCATTTGGGTTCAGAACACCTTCTTTTTTCAGGTCTTTTCTAAACACAGCTAATTCGGTTTCCCAGAATTTTATGAGTTTTTCGATGTTATTAATTTTACCGATTAATTCAATAAGGTGAACACCAATATCTGACCCTTTAATTACTGCTTTTTTTCCTTGTGTCAGGAATTCAAAAAATAATTTTACTAATGGCATTGTTTTTCTACATAATACAAAATCACCACTCCGTGCTTCTTCGACTACGTTACCTGTTCTAACACTACCCTCTGGGGCATCAGGAAGTGCTTTAATATCTGGAACGATTTCCTGTGCTTTTCTAATTACGGCTTGACTGCATCTAAATGACACTGAAAGTGGTAAAACCTTGGTATTTGGAAATTTCTCAAACCATTCGAACGATTTTTCATCTGCAGCATTAAAACCATAAATTCCTTGAAAGAAATCACCGACACAAATTAATCTGCCTTCAAGTTTTTTTGTTGTCCTATTACGTTTTAAAACTTTTTCAATAATTCTTATCTGACATCGATTTAAATCCTGAACTTCATCAACAAAAACATATTCTTGAGGAAAGAACCAGATACTGTTATCAATTGCAGGTAAAAAAATCATGTCAGTATAATCAAAAGTTTTTCTATCGGTAGTCATAAAATCTAAAACTTTTAAAACTCGCTTAATGTCTTTAGGTTTGTTAAGAGGTATATCGTATCTTTCTGAAACATAATGAATATATTCTGATTTAACAGTAAGTGTTAATCTACAAAGATTAACAAGTTTTTTTATGTTTTGTAAATAAATATTGGTTTCTTCATCGTCCTTATGTTCATCATTTAAACCCCAAGATTTAGATTTTTTTAATATGATCTTATCTGCTTTGAACTCATCAAATTGAATGCTGTCACCATATTTTCTTTTAATTGCAGACATACCCAGACCATATGTGGTATAACAACGAGTACCTTCATTTAATTTGGTTTTAAGTTCTACCTGAATATGTTTATTAAATGCCAAAAACATTATCGATTTGTCTTTGGGTAGCATTTTTGAGCATTCAATAATTGTTACGGTTTTTCCGCATCCAGCAAACGCTTTTATTAAAATATTTTCGGGTCTTTTTTTAATAAAAGTAAATATTCTTTCTTGTTCAGCAGTTGGTTTATTATCCATTATCCTCTGATTTCAATTTTTGTTGTTACTGGTACAAAATCTTCTTCATCTCTATTCATTTCTGGCATCTCGATAGTTGCTGGATAGAATCTCAATTTAGATAATGGAACTATGGCTTCAATATCTACTAATTCCAATGGAAAACCGCTTTTTTGATGAGAAGTTAGATTAGAGATGATCTTTAGGTATTGTTTATCAGTAAGACGATTCGATTCAATATTTATTGAAATTTCTAATTTATGTATCATATTTCTTTCCAATTTTCGTTTTCAAGTCCATTAACTAATTCATATATTTTACCTTCATTGATAACATATACTTTTAACCCCAAACGTCTATCATATAGTTTTTCAAAAGCCAATATATTTTTTTCAGGTAAGTCATCTCTTTCTTTAATACTAGTAACAATAACATGATATCTGGTGGTATCAAGCAGGAAATGAATCTCTGCTTGTGCTCTCATATTATTCCACATGATCTCAGCCATTTCATCACCGATCTGTCCCAAGAAGTTAATACTGGATTCCATGATTTCACCGCTATTTTTATCGAGTTCGGCACTTCTTCGTCCATATACTTCTTGAAGAATATATCTTGCTAATTCAATGGCAAAAAATTTATCTTCTCGACTATCTTCATAGCCTTCAGTTAAATCAATACAAGGTCTACCATTATCATTTATACCTATATCATATTCAATGTTCATTATTATTCTGTTTTCCACAAATATATGATAATCTTTTGACATTAAAATCTTTTATTTAAAAAACTTTCAAGTATTTATCATAAAGTTACGTCATGGCATTAATAACAACAGCACAAAAGAATAAA